AATATCTCCAGCAATATCTTCTCGTTTACTCATAGTTTTATTGACCTAAAAAATATATCTCTTATCTTATCTTCATCTCTTCGTCCAATAGCAAAAAATGGTCTAGCTTCCATAAACCTTGTCCCTGTATCATGGAAAAAAGCCTTTTTATTTTCTTCTTGTCTCCTAAAAAATAATGTTCCTTTTGATTTAGTTATCTTGCTAGTCAATGATCTAAACATTCTTCCTGAGTCTGTTAAATCTACATGACCTACTTGTCTGCCTCTTTTTAGCCTAGATTTCTTTGTTGATTTTTTATATGGTCTTAATCTTCCACCATCAGGCAACTGACCTTTTTGTGTCTTATCAGTAATACGCATGATACCAAACTGTGAGGCTTTTGCTAAAGCCATTTGTATTTGATTTGGAATTTTTTGCTTAGTTCTTTCTAAAAACTTTACAATATCTATTGTATTTGCAGTAATCTTTATATCTGCTACCATTATCTAACAAGTCTAAGAGTATGTATTGGTTCTTTTTCACTTGCTTGGATAGTTCCACTACTATCTTCATCATATTCAACACCATCTCTTAATACTGCTTGAAACTCCTCGTTATATCTATTCTTGTAATAATCCATTTGTACTTGAAAACTATCTTTACCCTCGCCTGTATCTGGGTCTCTAAATTTAGATAGCATAGGAAAAATATAATCAGCTAAAGCCTTATAACAAACTGATCTTCTCCATTGGCTAGGTGTAAGTTTACTATTAACTAATTCTAGGGAAGTAACCTTAGTTATATCTTTATATCTAACTGTGTGTCTGTATCTTTCCCACCATTCTTCTCTTACTTGTCTAATAACATCATCTTCTGCGTGTTGTAATTGTGTATCAAAACTTGCAATACCAAAACCAGCTATATCAGGCTGATATTCCTGAACATGAGATAATGCTACACTAAATACTGAAGTTGCCATTATTTAGACTTCTTTTTCTTTGGTGCTTTCTTTTTGATTTTATCTAAGAAACTCTTTTCTTCTACAGGACTATAACCTCTATGAGTCCATGTATCTTTGTTTTTATCATAATCATCTTTTGTTCTTTCAATGATTTTATCGCCTTTTTTTAATTTTATCATACTCATAAGACCACCATATTTTAAAAAGGGGTGGATTACCACCCCTAGTTTATAAAGATTAGTTAATTACTGACTCGTTGAGCATTTCAACACCATATGTATCGTGGATTTCTCCAACTCCATATACTGCTGTTGCAACAATTTCGTCTGCTCTCAAAGAAGCATCTCTTTGGCTTTCAATCTTTAGGTCTTGCATCATAGCTAGAGCTAAAGCATCTTGAGAGAAAACAGCACCTTTACAGTTATCTGTATCAGTTGTTCCATCTACATTTGAGGACTCAAAGATTTGAACCCCAGCAATAGTTCCAATAAAGCCTGTTCTCATAGCCTCGTTCTGTAAGTCTCCAGCATTAGGATTTACAAAAGTATTTGTTAAAGATTTTTTAACATTGTAAATTACCTTAGGGTTGAACACTCCATAGTAAGGCATAGGAACATTAGCTTGTCTTAATGTTGCTACTGCTTTGAAAATGTTATCAATAGTTAATTCTGTTCCAGCACCACCAATACTTGTTGAGAAACCATCAAATAGAGCAATTAAATCTTGATCCATTTTTTTTGCGATTGCTTCTCCAAATAATCTACCAATATCTCCAGCAACATTTCTTGGTGCTGAATTTCTTGCTAAATCTGTTAGTGTAGTCATTACACCTTTTTCAGTAGCAGTTATTGTTACTGAACTTGGATTTACTGCTGTGTTAGTTAAGTCTGTTGCTTCGTTTACAGCCGCCGCACTTACTGCTGAATAAATCGGTACTTCTACAGATTTACCACCACCAGCGATTGTATAATTACGCACTAGACCACGCATGATTGATTGCTCTTGAGCAACAAACAATGCTTCAGCTACGATTTCGGTATATAGTTCCGATACCGTGCTACTTGTCGTTTCGTTAGCCATAATAATCTCCTATTAGCTTCGTGTTAAATCAATGACAATATTCTTATCTCTTGCCTTTTTATATTCAGCATATTGCTTTCTATCTTCAGGTTTTGTCATATCTAAATCCGCAAGATTAAATGGCTTTGCGTCAACCTTACCCAGATTTGCCTTGCTTCCTGACCCTGATGGGGTTGCTGTTTGGAAGTGAGGATTATCTGTAATGAAGTCCTTTACATATTCGTCAATACTTTTCAGGTCTCCGTCTTTGTTATACATTGGCTGTTTATTTTCTGCAAGTATTTCTACTTTTCCATCATCAGTAAGTTTCACATTACCTTTTAACAAATCTTTTACCTGTTCAGGATTGATTGCTGAGTTCTTTGAAGCCGCATTTAGTAAAGCACCATCAACTTTTACTTTCTCAATTTCAGATCGTAAACCAGCTATCTCTTTATTAGACTTCTCAGCTTGTTCTTTTAAAATTTTTTCAAACTCGCCTCTAGCTTTTTGATCTTCTATTTCTTTGTTTTCTTTTTCTTGTAATAGTTTTCTAGCTTGTTCAGGGTCAATACCTGAATACATTTTTTCATATTTAGATTTTTCTCTAGCTAATCTTCTTTCAACTATTTTATCTACCTCTGATTGAGATACCATTGGTTCTTTTTCTTCTACTACTTCTTCAACTTTGTTTTCTACAGGTTGTTGTTCCTGTTCCGTTTTTTGCTCGTCAGCCATATTAGTCTCCTTTTTGCTTAAGATTTATATTATTTATCTTCTTGTTCAAGAAAATTATCATTACCCTCTTTTTCTACAAGATCAGGTATTTGAAGAAATAAACCCTCTAAAAGCATAGCCATATCTCTCTCTTCATCAGGTAAAACCTCTCTTGATAATTGTTTTATTCTTAGGTAATCTTTTACTGTAAGTATATCTTTTATGCTTAATTTAAAAGCCTCTTCAAATTCCTTTGACATCTACATTCTCCTTAAAAAATTTAATCCATTCTGGGTCTACTAAGTCTCTTCTATCCATATGATAAAGACTAAAGTTTTCTGCAAACCATTCTTGAGCATTTTTATCGCTATATAGAGTAGAACCATTTCTTTTAAAATATGGTATTTGTATTAAATCCTTTTCTATTCTCGGATTTCTATAATCTCTAAAATCTTTAACAAATTTTTGTTGATGTATATGGTGTCCTAATTCATGGTAAAAAGTTGATCTAATTTTATCTACAGGGTCATCAAAATAACTATCTGAAGTAAATGGTCTATTTTTCTTATCGTCTCCAAATTTCCATTTAGAAGTAGGTCTAACATACTCTTTTTTATAATAATTAATTCTATTATATTTAATATTTATACCCAATACTCCATCTCCCATATCTGCAACTGCATTTCTGGTTATTTTTTTCATACCTCTTATGTTTTGAACATTATATTTTTTACAAAGGTCATTCATTTCATCAAATAAAACATTTATTGTAGCATAATCATCATTTGTATATTCAAATGTTTGTTTACCAAAATATCTTGATCTTCTTGTTTCTTTTTTACTTATTTGTATTTTTCCATAATCTTCTATTGTGCCTTTAAATTTTCTTGCTGGTTCTTTTGTTATTGGATTGATTACATATCTTTTATCACTTGCACTTTTTGATAATGTATCATCTAATTTAGCTATTAAAGTAGTATAACCTATGCCTTGTAATTGATTTTCTTTTATTCTCCCTCTTTGTCTTGGAATAGTAGGAACTTGTATAGGTGTATCTTGAGGTTCTTCAGCATCAAAAAACTCATCAGCCACAGGCAACCAAGTATGTCTGCATCTATATCCACCTCTAACAGTAAATGGGTCTCCCTCTGATTTACCAGCCCATGAGCCTTGCCAAATACTTCTAATCTGCTCTTCAGTATAAACTTTGTTTAAATGCGTTACACAATGAGGTCTTGAGTCTGTTACTAAAGTCCCTGTATATTTAAACTTATCAAGTCCAGCTTCTTTTGATTTATAAACTGTGAACTGACCATCAAACTGCATAACTGAGTCGTGAGCTATTTGAGAGGCATATGTACTCATTGGTCTCCCTCTTCTATCAACTTCCCCTGTAATTAATCCTCTTAAGTCTTTGACCATCTCATTAAAAGGCTTACCAGCTATTGCGTTTTGATAAACTTGAGAAGATATTTCATTTAAGTATCTATTGGCTAAATCTTCAAAACCAGCAAACTGCTGAAATTTTAGTTGATTGATTGTAAGTAAATCTACCTTAGTTAATGATTTGAACTTATCAGGTATGTCCAAACCACCAAACTCTTCCATAAACTCATTTACTATTTGGTCATAATCCCTGACTAAAGTATCTGCTGTAGTTCTATATGTTTCGTCTATGTATTGTTTTAGATCAGTTCTAAGTTCTATGGCTATCTTTGTTGAAACTGCATCAGCACCCTCAGTTACAGTAGATATTTGTGATACTATTCTTGCTTCTAAATCCTCAAGTGTTTTCTTGATTTGGATTTCGTGGTTATCTGCTAACCTCTCTAAAAACTCTTGTCTTGCCATTATACATTAAAGCCTTTTCTCCAAGACTTTATTGCCCAAAAAACAGGTTGTAAATTTACTTGTCTCCCTTTAGCTCTCATTCTTTTCAATGTAGCACCATGTCTCGCAAGGAATGATTTCTGTCTCGCTGGATTGTTTTTTTTTATAGTCATATTTGGGTCTCCAAAACGAACTACCTGAACATTACCTGTTTTCTTATTCCTGACATAAACCCCAAACTTCTTTCTTTCGCCTGAAGTTCTAAATGGTTTATTAAGGGTTACAGTTCTACCTCTATATTTAGCCATTTATTTTTTCTTTCTTTTTTTTCGTAAATCTAAATCGTGTTTTCTTGAACCTCTAAGAAAGCTATTTACTCTACCCATAGCCCAAGCCGCCATAGGAACTCTTCTACTTCCAGCACTAAGAAAAGCACCCTGACCTCTTCTATAAACTTTAGCTAAAGTTCCATATGTATATCGCTTAGATGCTTTTGCTTTTCTTTTTAAAGTTGCAACTGTAGCGGCTGATAAAGGTTTTCTTCTTACTGCCATTATGCTTTTGTCCTTGCTCTTAATAATCCTCTAGGAATAAAACCACCTGATTTATATATAGAGGCTACTCGCTTTATTAGACTTGCTCTTCTTGACCTTTTGCTTCCTTTTAGTCCTGACAGATACTTTTTCGGAAGTCCTGAGTCCTTGTCTTTTGGAACTCGTCTTTTTTTTCTTTTCTTTTTTGCCATTACTCTTCTTCTTCGGCTGTTGGTAAGTTTGTTTGGAATTGTCCGATAGTCGTAGAAGTAGCATCAATTTCTTGATGT